TGGCATTCGATGATGTGGGCGCCTCACTGGTTGGGGTCGCCAGCATCGTCGTTGGTTCGTTCATTCGTGTGTTCCTTCAACATGACCGGATAAAGTTCCGGGCATACGGCGTGGATAATACCAAGTAACTGTAGGCCGTAGTTACGGTTACCTTCAGAGAATGCCATTGTCATGCTGTTGGTGGCGAACGAGGATCGGAACACTCCGGCCCTGTCCAGCAACCGCCACACCATGCGCCGGCCACGCTTGTTGTTCATAAGCCACTTGACGTCGGCGGCCTCGTTTTCGCGCTCGAGGCGTTCACGCTGGTCGCGCTCGGCCTTGTTGCGCTCTTGTCCACGGATATCGAGTGGGTCGTAATTGCTCACGTTTGGACTGTCTGAGATGGCGAATGTTGAACTAGCAACGTCAGGAGATACCGTTGACCTCGTTGACGGTCAGGATCACAGACGGCGTAGCCGGCCTGGTCGGAGTCGATAGCGTGCCTTCGTAGGCAATCGACACGGCGGTGTTTGGCGTGGACCAAATGATCTGCGCGTACTGGCCGGCGTTCATGGTCACGAAAAAGTTCCATGCTGCAACCAGCAACCCGTCACCACCACCATGCTTTCTCGGCAGCGTGATCTGTGTATTGCTGTTTGCGACATTGGTTCCGTTCAATGCGAGCCACACGCTTACGTTGTGCTCCGATGAGTTGTCTGTGTTCTTGAACTGGGCGCTGAATTGGATGTTGTAGACCGAGTCGCGTGTCACTGTGATTCGGTTGTTGCTCACAACCGAAACTCCATGCGAGAAGTCGGTTGTGTCGTATTCCATTGGCGTAGCAGTGTTTGCAAGCGCAGTCTGGTTTGACACGTCAAAAAACCCACCCGTATGCGGAGCTCTAGCGAAGATCAGTTCGCTGCCGTCGGGATCTTTCAAGCCAGCGAAATCGCCTGTGGTTGAGTTGTAAAGCCAAGGACCACCGGGCGTCTTCATAAAGTATGGCATTCAATCCTCTCAAACTTCCAGCGCCGACGGGCTGGTGTATCCGCTGAACATGTTCATCACGTCGGTAAGGGCGTTCTGCTGTCCGGTCGGAGCCTGCGCCATGTTCTTGACGGTCTGGGACGACTGCTGCAACGCCGCCGCCTGCTCCTTGGCCGCCATCGCTTGGTTGCGGGCGGTGCGAATTGCTGCGACTTCCTTGTCGGCGATGATGAGCGACGGGTCAACGCCGAGCATGTCGGCATAGATGTCGGCCCACTGGTCGCTGTCGAACTTGTCGAGGATGTCAGGCTTCATCGTGGCGATCTGGCCGAGGTTGCCGACGAAGCGGTCAACCGAGTTCGTGCCGATGGCACGCTGCGCCTGGGCGAGCATGCTGACGAACTCGACGTTCAGGTCCATGCCCTGCAACTCCTCGGGCGCCGGCGGGATGATGCCGCCCTGCAACATGCGGGTAAACGTGATGTCCACCAGCGGGTCGAGCAGTTCGTTGTGCAGGCGCTCGAGCACGGGCCCGAGCATCAGCAACTTCTCCTCGTGGCGCTCGGCGACCTCGGTGGCCGTCATGCGGGTGTTCGGCTGGCCCGCCAGCATCAGGAACATGTCGGCATAGAACGCACCACGAACACGCTCTCGGCAGTCTTGGATGTCGTTCAGCAGGTACTGGAGGTTCAGGTTGACCTCGAACGCCGTCTTGATGCCGGCTGACGCTCCGTCAACGAACGAGATGCCACCGGGCAGAGTCTCGACGTCGCGGTTCTTCATGGACACGGGCACTTGGAGCGGCGGCTTGGTCTGGTAGTCGATGGCCTGGGCCTTGCGCAACTGCTCGTGCTGGAGCTGCTTGATGTCGCCAAGCGCCTCCATGCCGGGGCTGTTGCCGTAGATGTCGCCGCCGGCGGTGGCCCAGCGCGGGACGAGCGCGGGGAATTGCTCAAACCCGCTCTCGCGCAGGAACACGCCGTCCTCGCCGCCTACCTCGAAGTACCACGATCCCCACGCCATGTTCTTGTTGTCGCGCTTCTTGTGGTCACGGTCGGATCGCGGTTCGATGGCATGGATAATCGGAATCCACTGGTCAAGCGTGCCGCGATCCCACATGTTGCGCACGGTCGTGGAGCAGTTCTTGTAGCCGAACTCCTTGACCATCGCAGCGACCGTCATCTCAAACTCGCGGTACAGCGTGTCAACGCGGCCCTGCGCGTCGGTGGCGATGCAGTACTCGCCCGTCGTGACGGGGTAGTGGTGGATGACGTTCTTGAAGTCGGGCAGCACGATGCTCGTGGCAGTGCCGAACGCACCGAGCTCTTCGTACATCGTGTGCAGGGCGCGGTAGGTGTTCGACTTCTGAAACACCAACTGCATGCGTCGCGTAACGTCGTCCAGCCACAACTTGACGGGCTGGTACGAGTTTAGTTCCGGGTCAGCAGTCGCCAGCCTGAACCACTGCCGTGCCGGGCTGGTCGCGCCAGCCATCATGCCGGCTCCGAGCGTGCGCAGTGCGCGGGTGCCGGTGTTGTCGTAGATGTTGTTGTGCCGGCGCCAGCCCTTGTCGCGGTCTTGGCGGAAGTAGCGCCCGTTGCGCGGGAGCAGGTAGGTCGTGATCTCCTGCCAGTGAGACAGCCACGACGCCCGCTCAGACTTGAGCTGCCCCCACCGCGTGAACAGCTTGTCGCGGGTCGGTGCGCTTGGGTAGGACTGTGCGTCGCTGGTGTATTCGCTCACGATTACCCTCCGAGGAGTGAACTGCGACCGAGCGCCAAATCCTGCGGGTTGACGCCAGTCGGTCCAGTCAGCATGGTGCTGGTCGGTCCGCCACCTGCGCCTTCCGCTGCGCCAGCCATGATCTCGCCCATGTTGGGCTGCCGGCGGTTGGCTGCGGCCATAGCCTGGGCGCTGCGTCGCTGCTGCGATGCTGCCTGTGCGCTCGCCTGCGTTTGCGCTTGCCGCTGCTCGCCGAGCGCCTGCTTCTGGGCTTCATCGGCACGCTCTCCCGAATAGATTGCGTAGCCAGTTCCTGCCGCCGCTGCCGTTGCTGCCGCCACTGCGGCGATGGTGCTAATCGCTGCCATGTCAAATCTCCTTGGAATGCATCCGCTCGGTCAGAGTGTAACCCATGATGCCGAGGATTCTTGCGGCAGGTGTCTCATCTCGCCCATTCATCACGAGATCGCTCATCGCCACGTACTTCAAACCGCGTTGCTTGGCCTCGCGCTCAAACGCCTGCATGAGCCTGATGCCAGCCATGCCACGATGCGCGGGATCAACCCACCACGCGAGCTCCACAGCAGTCTGCATGTGCGGCGCAAACCAGAGCGGGCCGACAACGCCAAGGATGCCGCCGATGATTTGCTCGCCGTCGAGCGCAACGAACGAAACTCCACAGTCGATGACCGCGCTTATACCGTTCGCTAGTTGCTCGTCGGTCAGATGGTCGTTGATCGACCTGTACTCGCTGAACTGGATGAATTGCCTGCCCATCGTCAGCAGCGCAGGAACGTCATCGCGGGTTGCTAGTCGGATCATTCCATGCCCTCGTATGGGTCGTACTCGCCTGGTCGAGTGTCGATCCGGTCGCGCACCTCGCGTGGGAGTTGCTTGCCCACGGGGAACGCGAACGTCAGAGCCAGCGCGTCGGCGATGTCCGGGCTGGCCCCGCCCTGTAGCCGGCGCTTGATGTCGTCCTTGGATTCGAGCACCCGTCTGCCGTTGCTGTCGTACGAGTACGTTGGGGTGGCGAGTTCGGCCTTCAGGAACTGGTCGTTGGGAATTGAGCCGCCCTGCTGCATCCACTCGCGCATCGTCCACCACATCTCGGTGCGCTTGTTGACGAACAAGCCGGGGTTGTTGGCCTTGCCGCCGAAGTTCACCTCCACGATCCCGTAGCCCAACTGGCGCAGGCGGTCGATCACGCCTGCCCCGCCGCCGACGTCGATAAACACGCCGTCCGGGTCTCGCTCCTCGATGACGTTGGCTACCCGACCTGCCAGACTCATGTTGTCGATGCCTCGGTAGATCTGCGGCTCAAACGCAACCAAGCCTTGCCGCAGCATGATGACGCTGCGGTCATCGCCAAACCGGGCAGGGTCAACGCCGACAACGAGCGGCGAGTCAATGATGTCGCCGTCTGAGTATCGGCGCCGTGCCGCTGACTCAGCATCGGACAAGTTGATGAGCTGATCGTCGCCGGCTGCGCTGAAGTCGCACAGGTACTCGCGTGCGAACGCCGACTCTGGCATGTCGCGCCGCAAGCGCTTGACTTCGTCACGGTCGATGGCGTCCGTATCATCAACGGTATAGAGGGCAGACCACCAGTCCTCGAGGCCGTTGGAGCGGTAGAACAGCTCGCTGAACAGGTTGATTCCGGACGGCGTGCCGATGAACATCGCCCAGCCCTTGCGGTCGGACAGGGCAGGCTGCACGATGTCTGTCCAGACCTCGGGCTTGATCTGGGCGACCTCGTCAATCACGCAGCCGTCGAGCCGGACGCCGCGCAGGGCGTCGGGGTTGTCGCCGCCGAACAGGCGGATGGTCGCGCCGTTGTGTTTGAACACGACGGCCAGATCCACTTCGTTGATGTCGATGGCCCCGGTCGTGCGCATGGGGCGCAGTTTGTCCTTGAGCCGAGCCCAAGCGATGGCCTTGGCCTGGCGCAGGAACGGCGCGATGTACACGTAGAACCCGAGCGGCTGCTTGCATTTCAGAGCCTTGTCCAGAAGCTCCATGATGGCAAGTTCCGTCTTGCCGGCACGTCGGTGCAGGGCCAGGACGGTGAACCGCTTGCGCTTCAGGTGACATTCCCGCTGCCACTGGCGCGGGTTGTAGTCAAGGCTTATCGGCACTGGGCACGCCTGTGATGACGGTCAGGTTCACGCCGCCGGCATGGTCAACGCCGACCTTGTCGCCGTACTTCTTCGGGTTCCACTTGGCAAGGAGCTTCAGCCGCGTCTCGACCTGGAGGCGACGCCATGCGACTTCGACCTGATCGGCTGGCTTGGTGTCGGCCAGTTCCTTGCACTCGTCGGCGATCACGTCGTGCCCGTCCTCGCGTGCGCGTGCGATGCGTGCCACAAAGTCTGGATCCTTGTCCATCCAGTGGTACACCGTTCGCCATTCCGGGTTTCCGGGCTGCCTGCACCATTCCCGCAGCGGCTTGCCCAACGTGAGCCAAGAGACCAGGTCGTCGGCTAGGTCTTGCGGGACTGGCTCTGGCGGTCGGCCTATCGGGCGCGGCGCTTGGCTGCCTTCGCCTTGTCCGCCCGCACGAACTTCTTTGCGACGGACATAGGGACGCCGACCTTCTTTGCGAACGACCGTGAGTGCGCTGCCGCCTGCATCAGGCGCTTCTGTGCTGCTGATTTGCTTGGCATCAGGTTTCATTCTTGTATGAAAGGTGGATTTCCAGTCCAACGGATTCGGCGATGGCGATTGCGCTGGCTAGGTTGCATCCCTTGCGCCTGATCTTTGGGGCGTCAGAAAGCAAGCACCGCACGTTGTGTGCCGCCATGCGGTCTTCGGCGTCCATGCGGACAGCCAGCGCGTTGGTGACCTGTCCGGTCTGTGCCATGTGCTCGCGCACGGCGGCCTTCCAGTCATCAAAGCTTCGTACGATCATGGCGTGATTATATCAGTCCTTGGTGCTGTTTATTCCGAAATCTTGGATAGTTGCAGCCCAGACTAGTCGCGGTGTTCCCGGACCCATCCAGCGTGCCTCGATCTCGTCGGTGACGAAGCACCGGGCTTCGACCTGGGTCATGCCTTGATCGTCGCGTAGTCGTGCTGCGATCATGTCCGCGCTGTAGACGACCACTGGCGGACCAGTCTCGCCGGCGCGAGGGTAGTGAACGCCGAGGATGCAGTCATCGAGGCCCGCCAGCAGCACCTGCTTCCCCGACGACTTGCGCTTGCGTGCCATGACCGGGATTGTACGGGCCGGCCAGCCGTGCCCTCCACACGGCTGCGATGTTCCGGACGGACTTGTCGGCGAGATCGTTGCGAACGACGGTCGCTGGCGATGGTCCGCCGTCGAGGTACTCGGCTAGCCAGCGGCGGTACAGCGATTCGGAGTCTCCGTCGGACAGTCCGTTCGTGCGCAGTTTGGCGAGCGTGAGCTCGCGTTCCTGCTCGACCTTGGCGGTCATCACGGCTATCCCGTCGGCAATGACCTCGTCCTCGGTGACGACCCTCTGCTGTCCGTCCTCCCCCTTGACATACCAATCCCCCGCCCCCGCCCGTTCGACCCGTGTCCGCCAGGCCGGCTCGCGCATCAGCAGACGTCGCATCGCGTCTCGAGGAAGGGGGGTAGGGGGGGTTTTGATTCTCTTTGACTCTGATTCTGATTCTGACTCTGAATGGCATTGCGTGGGCAATGCTCGCGCATTGCTCGCGCATTGCGTCGGCATTGCGTGCGCAGTGCGTGCG